CATTGCTACTAGCCAAGATCGAAGTTTGGCAAAAGTAATTAAGATGGCGCTTGAGAAATTTTTAGCGGAACAGAAATAAAAATTAAGCCCAGATCACTCTGGGCTTTTTTTATTTATTTGTCTTTGTCTCAAAATTCAAATCTAGCTTCTCTTGCCGCTTTGTATGCATCCATCAAGTCTTTTGATGAGAACACAGACTTTGCAATCATTGGCTTGCTATCAAAGAACACAACTGAGTCATGTTGAGGACTTGCATAAGCATCATAGTGAAAAGATTCTCCACATGGATAAAGTTGATTGCTTGCAAACATAGACACAACAGATGCCATATCTTCTGACATTGTTCTATCAAACGTAAAGCAAAAGTAACTTTGAATCAATCCTTTGTAATGATGAATAATTGGATGAAGCACAAGATGCTGATTGACATCTGGTATATCACCAAGCAATAACAAACCGCTTTGTTTCTTTCCTGTCTCAAAAGTAAAGTCTTTCATTGGACATCCAAAATCAAGAAATGATCCTAACCTATCAGCATCGCATTCAGATAGTTTTCCTTTCACTTCAACCCAAATATTTTTTTCAGGCAAATAAAAGTCTGGTAAATATCTAATCAGTTCTCCATTAACTTCTTTTTCAAATCCTTCTGGCTCGTAAAGCCATTCAATTCCAATTGAATCAAAAAACACGGCCCAACGAGCTTCAAGACGAGATCTAAATTTATAACCTTTATATTTTGTTTCAATTGCTTTCATTTTTAATGCTCCAAATAAAAAAGCCTTAGGTGCTTCTCTCATCATTGCTGATGTTGGCGGACTCGTTCGGTACGAGCAGAGAAGCATCTAAGGCTTACCGAAAAATACAATCACCGCCAAGTGATGTGACAACTATACACAACTTTTACACCATTTTCAACATACCCTAAAAATTCCCCATCCTTTAGTACCCTCCTACCCTCCCCTATAGGGGGGGAGGGTGAGGGAGGGTAGTAAAAAGTATGGTTTTGGCTATCTCCCTGAGGGTAGTTGAGGGTAGTTAGAGGGTAGTTGAGGGTAGTAAATTCATTTGCCATTTGCTGACAAAGTAAACGAAGAAACCCACATATCGTCACATACAACCCAACCATTTTCTTTATTAACAATAATACCGTCAGTTAATAAAGTATTAATAAAATCACCCTTACGGCTTGAATTAAGTTTATTATCAACAGTGCGTTCCTTTAGCCCATGATTCACAACAAAATACTGTGTAAGCGCCGATCTAGTTATATATGGTTCTTCATTAATATATTCACACTTAGATGCAAACCAAGCATCCTTCAAAGTATTATAAAAACGATCTGAACTTGATTTAGACCTATTTGAATTTGATAACTCTCCATCTTCATCTGGAATAGCAACACAAGTTGTCGCTTTGCCACCAAATTTAGAAACTCCCATTTCAACGATTTCTAATTTGAAATAAAGAACATCACCTTTACCTGGCAATTCACGCTGCTTGGTGACGGTTGCCATACGCGTATCATTTTCTACAGTGACTTCGATCTCTGTATCAATATGAGCGCGAATACCAGACCATCCACGCGCACCAGCCGCAGCGTTTTTACCGTTGTGGTGAATGATCGTTATAGCCGCACCAGTTGCTTTCGCCACCTGATCGAAACGCGCCATAACAGGAGCCATATCTTCGCCACTGTTCTCATTAGCACCTGCTGACATACGCGCCAGCGTATCGCCAATAATAAGATGCACAGGCATATTTCTGGCCTTTGACACTGCCTTGACCAGCTCAACCACATCAGCCGCATCACCATCGTTAGAGTAGAAGTTAACCGGTACAGGCACTACCGCCAGGTTTTCAAGGTTAATTTCCATGTACTTCTTCATTGCCTGGATACGCGTCATTACACTAGACGGCGCTTCAGTTGCAAGATAGACCACGCCACCTTTATCTGTCTGACGGCCAAAGAAGTTACGGCCAGTTGCTACAGACGCTGCCAAAGACAGGGCAAAGAACGTCTTTCCTGAGTTTGAATCTCCATAGATAACAGTTGAGCTACCAATCGTCATCAGATTCTCAATAAGCTCGTCTGGAGCCTGATACTCATCGCTCAAATCATCTGCAAACACAGTCTGCATCTTACTGATGATCTCAAGGTTCTCAGACGGACGTAGCAACTGCTTTACATCACCACCTGCTAGACGATAGTCATTGATGTCCTCTCCTTCATTAGGAGGCATGATAAAACGCGCACCGAACTTAGCAGAAGCCTGTTCTGCATAGCGTAGACCAATGCCTGACTTATCGTTATCTGCCACAATAACGATTTCCTGGCCTAGACCGAATTTCTCACGAATCTGGCCTGTCACTGGTACGAGATTAGATGCTGAGTACCCGACAACGCACGGACGGCCTGTTTCTTCATGGATGGTCGCTGCTGTGGCAAATCCTTCAGCTACATAAAGCACACCAGACTCATCCATCGAGCCAATAATGGCAAACTTGCCATTCGTAGAGCCACCCGCGTGATAGAGCTTTTGCCCGTCAGCGCCAATGTATTGAAGTGTTGCCAGACGGCCATCAATTCCAAATAAAGGAACAATCAGACGGCCATCTCCTGTAACCTTTGAGCCATGTGGCTGGATGCCCTTGCGCTTTAGATATGGGTGATCTGGAGTGGCATCAACGGCGCTTTCCCAGATGTCACTGACTGTATCTGCTACTACCTCATTCTTCTTCTTGCGTTCCTCATCACGAAGCGCCTTTGCCTTGGCAACACGAGCAACTGATTCCATTTCCTCTGCCACGGTCATCTTACGGCCAATATCTGCCTTGACAGTTATCTCTATACCCTGCTTCCAATCGCCAAAAACCATTGTTGGCACTGTCCCGCCAAAAGCAACGTACCATCCAGAGCGATCAAAGCTCTTGCCGCCACCCGTCTTGAAGCGATGAACTACGCCATCAATGATTACCTGGTCATCAAACTCAATGCCTGACTCAATAATTGCTTGCTTGAACTGTAATTCTGGTGGATCTGTAAGTGCTGGTGCTGGTGGTGTAAAGCCGCCACCAAAGATTGATTCGATGTTAGCCATTGCTCTTTCCTTCAAGATAATCACTCAATGCTGCCACTACACGATATGTAGGATTTGCATCAGGATCGTCTCGAATCTGCAAAATTGTGTTCACGTGAACGCCGATTGAATCAGCTACCATGCTAGGCCGTCTATCTTTAAGTGCTTGTTTTATTTGATCTAATGTGAGCATTTATACTTCTCCTGTGAAAAAAATACAATTTAGTGTTGACAAGACTACAGAGTTTGACCTATAGTGTCAACACACACCAACCGGAATTGTCCGAACGGTGACAACTAGGAGAGTAGATATGAACATCGACTTCAACAAAAGGTCTGCAAGTTTTGTGCATATAACGCCAGAGATGGCAGCACAGTTCTTGGACCGGAACAAAGAAAATAGACGACTTCGTAAAGGATGGTCTGAGGCTTTGTCGCAAGAAATAAAAAATGGAAATTATAAAACAACTCATCAAGGTATTGCTTTCAACAAATCTGGCGTGCTTGTTGATGGTCAACATAGACTTGAGGCAATCCGACAATCTAATCAAACCGTTGAAATGCTAGTAACAACTGGTCTTGATGATGATGTTTTTAAGGATATAGATCGTGGACTTAAGCGATCTTTATCTGACTCTACTCATTTGCCAAAAAAATGCGCTGAGGCTTGCAGAATTGCTGCTGAGTACGCTTTTTCTACAACTATTGTTTCATCTCAAGATGCTATAGATATTGCTAACACTGGTTTTGAGCAACTCCATAATGAATTAATTGAAGAATGTTCAAGTACAGCACAGATTTTTAGCAGCGCACCAGCAAGAATGATGGCTATCGTAATGATTATGGATAGCCATGATAAAGAATATGTATTTGGTATCTATAGAAGTTTGGTGACAATGAACTTAAGCAAGATTCCAAAAATTGCAGAGTCATTGGTGCGTAGAGTTGCACAAGGAACTATTAAAAGTGGAGGTGGTGCTTCGCAACGAGAGCTAATTGCAATGTATAAAAAAATCTATGATGTAGGTTACAAAGATTGCATGTTGAGAATTTCAGACGCTGATGTCTCATCAACAGTAGCTTATGTCAAAGATGTAATCAATAAGTATCTATAAGGATAGTAAAAATGGCAATCAATTTACGTACTACATCTGACGTTCATACCAATGGCGTTAAGCTACTTGTGTATGGTCAAGCTGGTGCAGGTAAGACAAGTCTCATCAAGACACTGCCCAATCCAGTAATCATTTCTGCCGAGGCAGGTCTGCTGTCTATTGCAGATGCAAACATTCCATTCATTGAAGTCACCAGCATGGATGATCTAAAAGAAGCCTATGAATGGATTGCAAACAGCGCTGAAGGCAAAGGCTTTGACTCAATCGCACTAGATAGCATCAGTGAAATTGGCGAAGTCGTACTCAACTACGAAAAGAAGATCGCAAAAGACCCGCGTCAGGCATACGGTGCGATGCAAGAACAGATGACCGACATCATTCGTGCCTTCCGTGATTTGTCTGGCAAACACGTCTATTTCTCAGGCAAGGTCGAAAAGACCTCTGATGAAATGGGTCGTATTCTTTATGCGCCATCTATGCCAGGCAACAAGCTAGGACAACAACTGCCATTCTTCTTTGACGAAGTATTGGCACTGCGTCTTGAGCGTGATGCTGATGGAAACACTCAGCGTGCGTTGATGTGTCAGTCAGATTCAATTTGGCAAGCGAAGGATCGCTCAGGAAAGCTATCTGCATGGGAAGCTCCTGACTTGGGTGAGATCATCAAGAAGATTGGTGGTGGGAAATGACCTACTCCGAACTCTGCCAACTCTGGATTCAGGCAAAAGAAGATGAGCGCAAAGCCATTGAGAATCGTCGCCAATACGAGGACCAATTGCTATCGCTGATTGGCGTTGCTGAGAACTTTGAAGGCACAGAAAACGCTGAAGCGCCTGGCGGTTACAAGATCAAGATTACATGTCGAATGAATCGCAAGGTTGATGCAGACGCATTGCAGGAACTGGCAGCAGAGGCTGGCCTAACAGAGCATCTGTCTAGTCTATTTAGATGGACTCCAGCCATTGATGCGAAAGCATGGAAAGCAGCAGATGTTAGTATCACAG